TTATTCGGTTAGTTCGGTGGTAGATTCAGTATTTTCAAACGCCTGTGTTTTCTTAAACGCTTCGTTAAATTCACCAACGGCTGCCTCAATCAACATTCGGATTTCAAGTTCTGTAATCTCAATGCCCTTTTGAGAAAGCATTTCGGAAGCGTTTTCTACAACCTTGTTGTACTTTTCTTCGCCGTGCAAATCCTTATACAACTGTTCTACCGCTCTAACGCAAGTCTTAACGACAGATTCTTTTGTCTGGTCGTTAATGTATTTGGTATAGAGAGATTTGACCCATATACCAACATAACCAGCGATAGCCGTAAGAATAGCATAAAGAATAGTTGTACCATATTCGTTAATAAATTGAGTGAATAAATCCATAACTGTTACCTCCGTTAAACTTTCGTAAGATATTTTTTATCTACTGCACCTGTTACCGCACCGGTCTTTTGAGTGGATACGACAATTCGAGAGCCTTGCACTTCACGAACGAAAAGAGTGCAATTATAAACCCAAGGACTGAATTTATAAGACTTGCCGTAAACTGGGGCATTTTTGGTAATCTTAACCTTATCGCCCTTTTTGGGAGTATATACTTCCTCAACTCCGTCAATATCGGCGGCGTTAATCCAGCCATAAGCGGTAGAGCCACCACCCGAAATTGCAATAGCGTGATAAGGGTGAGCTCCTTTTTCATTCTTTGCGGTAATCTTAACCTTACCGGGCTTACAAGTTTTAGCGATAGCCGTTTTGTAAGAATTAGGATAATGTTTCGTACCTGTAAAATTAACCACATCGCCGATTTCAACGGTGATTTTATCCGCTACAACAGGTGGAGCAACCTCGACAACTTCTTTCTCATATTTGATATAAGGGAGTTTGCCGTGTTTTTTCCAATTTCTACGATTGTAACCAGTTTTAGCACAATTACAAGCCGTAATTTGCACCTTGTTAGCCCAAGACGGAGTACATTCAACCGCAAGTCCGTCCCCAATATAAATGCCGATATGACCCTTACACCAAACCGCCTCACCGATTTCAATATCGTTAAAATTGGTAGAAAGTTCAGTACATTTGGTAATCATAGAGTCAGCCCCAATATCTGGTACTCCATTGGCTTTATATTTTGCTCCACCATAAATTGCGTTTTTATCGCCGTCCCAACCCCATAGAACACCTTTGATAAGACATACACAGTCAAAACCAAAGGTATCGGCAGAAGCAGCTTTAATCATCGCCTGTCGTGCCGCTTTTCTGTTATAATCGTGATTGTTACAGTAGCGAGTTTTGTTTGCAGCAGTCATAGGAGCTCCAAAGCACCCCATAACATAGAGAGTTTTGTAATTGGTTGCAATATCTTTCAATTTTGCCGCCAATTCCTTATTTGTCATAACAGCCATAATTTGTTACCTCCTTATGTAACAATTTCCCAAGATTTTACTTCTTCGTAGATTTTATCAATAAACGAGTTACCTTTGAGTGCCTTATACGCTTCATAAAGCATAACAAAGTTCTCATACTCGTATTGACGAATTTTACCTGTTTCGTGATTGTGGTAGTAGATACGGAGCATTTCACTACGGAGCTGACATTTTGTTCCGTTTGAAATTTTACGGATTGACAAAATAACAGGAGTGATAACACCGACTAAAACCCCTATCTCACCGATTAAGGTAACAACGGTTGTGAGTTCGGACATCATTTACACCTCATTCCAGCCATATACCCCCGGTTGCCAAACATTAGCATCAACGATAGATACCCACTTTTTATTGTCGTAAGACACCTTATCTCCCATAGCGTAAGCGTCGTGAGAGCCGATAGGTTGCGACCATTCGGGGTATTCTTCTGTAGGGTCGCCCACTTTAACCCAAAGAGAAGCAGAAACATCGGGAGTCCAATCTGCTTGTGAGGTATGAGCTTGTACACAACGATAAAGTCCGTTCTCGTACTGCCTTAAATCGCCTACTTTATAAGCGATATTTTCTACCCAAGGGGAGAAAAGGTCAGTATGTTCGGTAGCAGTAACATCGTCAATAGAGCCAGATTCAGCCAAAGTAACAAATGCTACCGATGTTGCAAGTTCTGTACTCGTCTGTCTTGCCGCCAACTGTTCTGTGTTTTTTCTTTCACGAACACTTTGGTCGTTTTTGGTTAAAAACTTAAACATTAGGTTTACCTCCATAATTCTTTATAATATTTGTCCATTTTCAGTATGAGATTGTGGGTATCACCATAAGAGGCGTGAGCTTTCCAACTTTGATAACAACAATCCACTTGGTCTTTTGTCATTACGCCGTGTTTAGCCTTTTGGACGAGTTTGCGAAGTTTTCTGCGTTCGTGAGATATTCTCTCGGGACGAATACGCTTAACAACTTTGCCTGTCGGCGTTATTCTAAAACTGAAACCAAGAAAACTAATCGGTTGCGAAAGCGGAAATAACTGTGTTTTCTTAACACTTAAATTAAGCCCTAATTCCGATAACCATTCCTCTATGCGTTCTTTACATTCTTGCAAATATTCTTTGTCGTGGTGTATCAAAATGAAATCGTCCATATATCTTACATAATGCTTGATATGTAGTTGTTCTTTGATACGGTGGTCGATAGGGTCAAGTACCGCCAGTTGTATTAACTGTGTCACCTGTGAGCCAAGACCCATACCAACATTTGGGTCTTCACCTTGATTAAAACTATCGATTATACGATTTACCTCGCTGATAGCCCAATCGTCATAGACTTTACTGTTTATCGCATCTTTGGCAACCTTATGAGAGGTACTACCAAAGTAGTTTTTAAGGTCGCATTTTAATACCCAACCGTTCAAACCATATTTTCGGTAAAACCGATGTAAATGAGTTTCTAAACGATTACGAGCGTAGAGCGTTCCTTTGCCGATTTGACAAGCAGCATTATCGTAAATAAATGATTTTGTAACATTCGAATATAAGTAATTATCACAAAGGCTACGCTGAAATACTCGGTCTTTAAACCGTGTACTTACAATATCTCGTTCCTTTGGCTCATAAACCTTAAAGGTTGAATACTTCGATATTTCGTATGTTCCGTCAAGAAGTGATTGCCTCAAGGTGTTCACATTCACTAAACCATTCTTTACAAATCCAGCCACGCTATCTTTCCACATTACATTTCTACGACACTTTAACATCGCTTCATATAAATTTTCAAAACTGCATACAGTATCTCGTACTGTGAAATCATCAACTTTTATATTCATAAGATTAAAATAATTAGTCGTTGTGTATAGCCGTAATTACTCTTGGGAGTAAACGACATCAACGCTCCCTTTTCGCCTATTTTCATAGGACAGGGTGATAGTTCCTTGTGTGAGTGCATTGATTTCTACCTATGGAGGTGTACTTTATTACGAGCTTATCTCACAATCTGGGGCGACTCCGTTACTGTTGTTCGCATTGTTGTTGTTGATGTTACCTGTCGGATTAACATTACGCACATTGTTGGCGTTACCAGAGTTGCACGACCGAAAGAGCTTACAACTATCAACCTAAATCCTTATATCGTTCTTCATCGGATTTTCGCCATTTTCTTAAAAGTCGCTGAACTTCGGCTACAAGACCGCTCCAATGCTCGACATTTACAGATTCAATACCGAAAATCCTATATGATAGGTCTATTAGACCCAAGAGGGAGTCTGCCAGAGCCAAAGCTTCCACTTGACACCTACGGCGAATTGCATAATCTTCGGCGTTCTGTACGAATACGGCATTTGATTGGCGTATTTTGGTATAGATTGATACCGCCGCATCTACTATTTTGCTTGTCAAACACCACCTATAAGATTTCGGGAAGTGTTTTTCATTCTTACAAATTTTAATAGAATATTCTGCAAGTTCATAAGCCTTGGTTAAGACAACTAATTGTCCCTCTCCACGCTTTGTCTTTGGTACTGACATACTTTCCTCCGTACTGTCCCTGTCGGGACAGATTTTGTGATTTTAGATAATATTACAAGCTGGGGCGACTCCGAGACTGTCGTACGCACTGTAGATGTTGATGATACCTGACGGATAAACACAACGCACATTGGTGGCGCTACCAGAGTAGCACGACCTCTGCCAGTAATATTGAGCAGAGCCGTTACGATATTTAATACGGTTACTATCTTCTGCCGTTCCGGGAGCAGATAAGTCGGAATAGTTAGAATAATACGGATAAGGGTCGCCCTCATTGATATTATTCTCTAAACCACCGTACATCTCGCTACGAGAGAGCAAGAACATTAACTCCTCGGTGTCCTCGTAACCGCCTCCGTCCGTAACAGTATTAAGAGCAGTACGCTTATTTACCTTACCAATAGCCGATAAAAACTCGGTGTCCATATCCACCAAGAAACCAGCAGACGACACTTGCGAAGACGGTCTATCAAAAATATTTTTCTCAACCCACCAACTGTTTGCAGCTTTATCACTATTAAGCCATTGTTTAAGAGCCGAATGTGTCCAACGATTAGACCCCTTAATTGCTCGTTGAATATGGTTAAGGTTTGCAACCGAGCCGTCTGTTGCACCCAGAGCCGTGCCCTCTGTACCCACGCTGATAGTAGCAGTTTCGAGTACATCTGTCGAATTACTACCACTATAAACTTTAACGCTCTTACCGGCGAGGGCTTGATTGTATGTCATTTCAAGAACAATCTGTCCACCGTCTGGCACATCTTTGGTAAGAGTGAATTGGAATGTCTTTCCGTTGTCTGCGGTGTACCAAGGTTGAGTTACTACGCTGAAATTGTATGTACCAGCCGCTAAACCGCCGTCTGCGAAAAACAACGCTTCTCTTGCATCAAATTGAGCCGATGTATAACAATCGTGTAACTGGATTGTCATACTGTGTTGGAACTGACTGTCAGTAGGTGTATCGTGGTCGAAACCAATAATATCCCAAACCAACTGTGCATCGCCCTTTGTACTGATAAACTGGTCGCCAATAGCAAACACCTTTGAAGCGAGTCCTAAACGAACGATTTGCTGAACATCGCTCCACGATGTAACTTTCAAACCGCCGTTGTTACTGGCAATCGCCGCAAGGAGAATGTTTTGGTTGTCCATTTTCTCAACAAAGGTCTGTTCCGATAAAAGATTCAACATTGACATTGATTTTTACCTCCTTTTATTGTGCAGTTGCTTCTTCATAGTACAAAACAGGTTTTCCGTCTATGATTTGCAACTGAAATACATATTGTTTATTCTCATCGACATTATTGATGTAGATTTCCTTAATGCCGAGAGCGTTCGCCCAAGCAGACACACGATTTTGTTCGCTGGTCGCTCTGGCGGTTTCTGCCGATATTCTCTCATTCTCGGCAGCAATACGACTGTTTTCGGCTTCCGTTCTTGCCAGTTCAGCCTCGACTCGTGCCGCTTCGACTTCTTGAATTTCCGAGATTTCACCAATCAAAGAAACCAGAACATCGTAGCTTTCGTCCTCTGTAATATCTGTGCCGGAGTATGCTGCTACTTCAACGCTGATATTAAATGAGGTTGTCGTCAATTTACGCTGGTCGGAGTCGATTACCGAAATATCACATTTAACATTTCCGTCTAATTCGAGCATCCAGTATGTGATAGGCAAGGTAACAGTTCCGTCATCGTTGACAGTTCCGGCGAAAGCCTTTGATTCTCCGTCTTCTCTTACGGCGTTAATAATTACAACCGATGTGGGACTGACTTCGATGTTTTCTCCCTCATTAGTCAACTGTACCGACAGAAAACGAGAGTCTGTATCGTATTGCTTGGCGATGATAGATTGGAATATATTTTCCTGTGCTACATCGACCGAGAGTTTTTTCACAATAAGAGCCAT